CGGACTCTGGTATTTACCAGGACTCCGATCAAACATCAATCGGAGGTAAAACTCATGGCACAAACAATCACCGAGAATTACACTAATGAGAGTATAGCATACGTGACCCGTTTATCGGGTTGCACGCCAACTATCACAGAGTGGTTCACGACGATTACATTGAGTCATGATGTAACCGTTGACAACGTTAGAGAGAGGCGAGTTAAGCCGTTAAAGCGACCGTTGGTCTTGAATGCACCAACGATACAGCCTAAACAGTATAAGCTCAAATCAATATCTGCTAAGTCATCATCCGGCTGGGTCAACGTGGGTACTTACTGTAACAAACCAATCTTAAAGAAGTTTGTTTATTATAGGAACCCTGTTGAAACATGTCTGTACGACATCGGCAGTGAAAGGACTAATTGGTCAGGACGAATGCGTGAGGAGTTAAAAGACCTCCGCCTGAATCTTGGTCCAAGTCTGGTCGAATATCGCGAAACGCGGGACATGTTTGTGTCTGCAGCTGTCACGATAAGAGACATCTATCGTAAGGTTCGCAGTGGTAAGTTCATAACGAAACGCCGAAAGAAAACTCCTTGCCGTCTGGCAGGAGCTCACCTCGGTATGACTTATGGAGTAATGCCACTAGTTGGAGACCTCTTCGAATCGGTCGAAAGACTGAAGAGTGTGCTAGATGATCCGTTGATAAAACGGATTAGTGTCTACAACTCCCGTCAAGGCCGGTACTCTGAAGAGAGTGCTGGACAAAAGCTTGACGGATACTGGAAGGTTTCCGAACGTGCGACGGCGTATATACGACTCATACCTAACTACGGTGGATTTACTTTAGGTAATCCCGCAGAGTGGATATGGGAAGCTGTTACGTTGTCTTTTGTGATCGATTGGATGATACCGATCGGGAGCTGGCTTAGCTCTTTAGATGCACTTTCGGGTGTTGAAGATCTCAAAGGAACCGTCACTAGGAAAGAAGCATGGGGTCACACAGGCGAGATTCTGCCGTGGGAGAGTTTAACTTATCCTATAGTAGCTGACCGTCGATCGCAAACGGACTATGAAAGTCACGAGCGATTTGTGATCTCTGACGTACCTTTACCACCGTTCCCATCCTGGGAACCGACGAAGAGCTGGCGCGCACTTGTAAATGGCGTCGCACTTCTGGTGGGCATGGGAGACCAATGTAAGAAGAAAGGGAAATCCAATCCGAATGATTGGGCTACCTACGGGTAACCGTATCTTTTTATTTGCTACCTCCATCTATCATTTATACAGCTCTTCGAGCTGATCAACAATAGGAGAAATGTTATGCCTAGCGTAACTTCCATTACACTAAACGATGGACAGGCCACACCTGTGGCGCACGAGTTCAGTCGAGTTGCGGTGAACGGTTCACAGATGTTGCTTGTGAATCACGATGCCACGACTTCGGCCGGCCAAATGCAGCTGATTGCTGGGATCTCCCCTGCAAGTGCAGCTCGCCAGACCGATAAAGTCAACGTACGCTTCAACATGCCGTTGGAGCACACCGTTGATGGAATCGTGAAGGTGTCCAGTACCGCACGAGCTAAGCTCGAGGTTGTGGTACCTGATGAGTGGTCTCAAGCGAACCGTGATGATCTGGCTGCTTTCGTGGTTAACACGTTGGCGGACCTGAATATTCGCGGTTTGATTGAGGACCTTGACCCTCTTTTCTAAAGTGGGTCGACTCGTTAAGTTCGCCGTCGGTCTTGTCTTGAATGTCCTCGCAGTGATACATTATGTACTTGCCTGGATCGAGAGACGATACTGATGGCGTAAATTTACTCTTTTGGAGAAATTGCCATGCCTAGCTTTGTGAGCTTAGACATTAGTTCCGATCTCAGATTGGAAGTAACTACAACACAGACCATCTGTGAGATGATTGATTCACCCCGTAGTTTGGCGGTTTGGATACTACTCGAATATAAAGAGTGGACCCAATACCTTGACTTGAAGATGGACCATGACCTGTACGATTCCGCGGACGAGTTCCGCGATGACTATTTGGTTTCCTCCATGCTAAGAAAGTCGCCCAACCTACCCCTAGGGATAAATCGGTCGCAGGTGGCGAAAGACTCGTTCTACGAGTCCGAGAAGTTGTGTGAATTGACGAATCGGGAAAGTTTTACCCGTCTTGATGAGGTCACTGATCCTCGGATCTTTACCATCAGGAAAAATATTCGTCGCATTCTCGGTGACCTGTCCAAGAAGAAGTTGGAGAATATTACCAACTGCTTCAAGTTCGGACCCGGGGCCACAACTGGTGTTAGCGGTAGGGGTAGTGTACCCTCACAAAAATACGATGCAGATATGCATCTTACCGCCGAACTTATTCCCTTTTACCGAGGTATTCTCGGCGAACGCTGGTGGGACGCGCAAGCGAACCCAATAGTGGTCGAAGGTAGTAAGTTTTTCACCGTTCGCAAAGATGCAACAACCGATCGCGGTGCCTGCTTTGAACCGACGCTGAACTCTTATGTTCAGCTAGGTATAGGGAAGGAACTGCGTGTAGCGTTGCGTAACACTGGCGTCGATCTTAATGATCAATCACGTAACCAAATGTTAGCCAAAGTGGCGCATTCGGTGGGGCTAGCGACGATCGATTTATCGCGAGCCTCAGACATGATTAGTTATTATGTGGTAAAAGACCTCCTCCCGCCTGATTGGTTTCACCTTCTCGATTTGTCGAGATCAAAGGCAACCTTGATAGACGGACATTATCATAAACTGGAGAAGTTTTCCAGTATGGGTAATGGGTACACTTTTGAGCTTGAAAGCCTGATTTTCTTGGCTGTAGCTCGCAGTTGTGTGCCATCGTGGAACCACAAGCTTATTGGTATCTATGGAGACGATATTATCGTTCCCCAGGAAAACGCCGTAGCTGTGATCGAGACGTTGAAGTTTTTAGGTTTCAGCGTTAACGAAAGTAAAACTTTCCTGGCAGGAAGGTTTTACGAATCGTGTGGGACTGATTGGTTTCGAGGCCAGTCAGTACGTCCTTTCTTTCTGCGGGGTAGACAGGATTTAATTCCTTATACTGTGCAGATCGCGAATGCGATCCGTTTGTATTCCCAAAAGAGTTCAGACGGCGAGTATTGCGATAGACGGTTCGCTCCTATCTGGAATGCACTTGTAAAGTGCTCACCCCAGGTTTGGAGAAAGTGCCGCGTCCCAC